ATTTTTAGTTTTCATTGGTTTTCTAAAATTTTCAATATTTGGATGGTTATGTAAAAAACGCTCTAATTTTATATTATTAACACACTCATAAATATCAATAATATACATTATATGATTAAAATCATTATGTAAATGACTAAATCTTTCTTTGATATTTTGTGTATTTCCAATTTTAATTAATATTTTATTTTCTTTTTCATAATTTTCATCTTCTAATTGAATAATATAAACTACATTTTTATATTTATATTTTTCAATAAACATATTATGTATTTCTTTTTTATGTTTATTTTTTAATAATTGTTTATCTACTTCATTTTCTTGTTTTAATCGATACATTCCTGTTAAACGAATTTCTTTAATGACATCAGCCATCCAACTTTGAAATGTTCTTGCTAATGGTTTTCTTGATTGTGCTATTAGACGATATAATCCTTTTTCTGTTAAAAAATTACTATTTCTAGTACCTTTATTATTCGTGTCGGTTGAAACGACACCCCTTTCATCTTCATTAAAATCTTTAATTGCGTCTCTAATATTTTTAATACCCAATATTTTAGCTATTTGGTTTGCTTGAAATAGTGGTTCTTCATGAGTTCCTTGTATATTTACATGAAACTCATCTGTATTTATCTTGAATGCTTTTAATATATCCATTTTGTGTTCTAAATTATATTATAGTTATTTTTTTAAACTATTTTGGAAAAACTATAATCTAATTATGTAACCTATTTTTAAAAATTTATTAACAAAATATTTTTTTTAACATATTTTTAAATATAGAAATAATTAAAAATAACTAAAATTTGTTCTAATTTAATAAAATAATCGTGAATTTCATCTGCTTTTTTGGTTCCAGCTTTTAAACAATATTTTTTAAAGGTTTGAATATTTAACATAAATATTTCTTTATTATGACCACCTTTTGTATTGGATGATTGCTTTCCCTGCAGGGAAAGCGATAGTGTATAATCTTTATTTAAAATAAAATGTTTTTCAAGAAGTACTTTTGCTTTAACTTTTTGCCCAAAACCTAACCATCGCCATACGTTATCAAGATCAATGACAAAATCATTCTTATTATCATGATTTAAATAACAATAAAAACTTGCTAAAAATATTTGCTGTTCATAATTATTAAAGGTTTTTTGTACCTTATCAATTAATTTTGATTGATAATCACCATTTAATTTAGTGATTGGATTTTTTTCAATTAGGTTTACGATATCTAAACTCATTTTTTACTATATATGAATAATAATTTATCTTTAAATTGCTTTTTGCTTTAAAAAGCTAATATATTTTATAAAATTATTTAGTTTAAAAATAAAATCGTGTTTATGCCACTATATAAAGTCTAGACTTTAGATAAGGTATATAAATTCATGATAGATATTTAATCAAAAATAAAATCACCTGTTTCATAATCATATTTTTCTTTTATTTTTTTTCTAAAATCATTATATACAACATTTTTATCATTACTTTTATTAAATGATAATTTTAAAGTTTGTCTTTCTCCATTAAATCGCCTATCAAAAACAAAGATAAAATTATTTGTATTTCTTTTACATTCATTTAATTGAATATAATCAGGATTTTTTTTAATTTTTTGAAATTTTTTATTATCTAATTCAGATAATATTTTTTTAGCTTCATTTAATTTTTCTAAAATAGGGATTTTCATTGATTTAGTAGTTGATATACATTTTTTTTCTAAATTAGGATGATTTTCAATTCTAAAAAAATCTCTAATAGTTTCTTTATCTGTATCTTTATGTAATACTTCTTTACAATAATAACAGAATTTAGGTAATTCCACAGAAGAAATCATATGTGGTAATTCTTGAGCATTGCTTTTCCTTGCTGTTTTTTCTCTATTTATATTTTGAATAGCTTGATCAACAATTCTTAAATTTTCAAGACGATTATCTAATTTATTTCGATTAATATGGTCTATTGAATTTTGTCCTTTTCCATTTCCATGATAATTAAGTAAATATTGGTGAAGATAAATATTTTTACCATTTATTGTTCCAGTGACATATCCATTATTACTAAAATACCATGAAGTATTATATTTTTTAATTGCTTTGATTGTATCATATGAAATAATTGTGCAACTAGTATTTGATAATACTAATATATAATATTTTTCTTCTTTTTCTTTGTCAAATACTAAAGCATAAGGATTAATATTATCATGTCCTGATTTACATCCTTTAGTTGCTTCATGGCCATAATAATAATTTAATATATCACAATTTAATTTATTATTTTCAATAAATTCTTTAATTTTTTCCATTTTTTAATAATTTAAAAATTTTACGATTATAAAAAATAAAATCATTTTTTATTATTTTAATAAAATAATAAAATTATAATATTTAAAAAATATTATAATGTATAGTAATAATTTATTTATTAATTATTTTTATTTAATGTTAAACGTATAATATAACAATGAAATAAATATACTGCTTAATTTGAATAAGCGAGCCCTCCCATACCCGACATAATACGAAGGACATTATAATTCGTAGCGTAAACTCTGATCTTGGAACCTAAAGCGGATTTAGGAGTCAATTGTAATTGAAGAGTAGCGTTATCGATACGAGACATGTTACACGTGCCCGAGGGTTGATGTTCTTCAGGTTTTAAGGCAAAAGAATATACGTTAATACCAGTGACAGGGATGTTAGTGTGATGTTGGAAAGGTTGGACCAAGTTGAAGTAAGAACCAAGTCTTTCTTGGAATCTATCATGACCATTTAATTGTAATTTAGCACGAACAGTAGGGTTACGACCAGCGTTGATAGGACCGAAGCCAGCATGATCGGAGTAATCACCAGCAGTGGTAATAGCACCGAAATCAGTAGGGGCCAAGTTATTAGCATTAGGACCAGGACCAGCAGGTAAGTTCATGGCACGAACTTGGGCAGTGGTAGAAGGACCGTTAGCAAAGCCACCCGCACCGACGTTAATGCCAGCACTACTCAAGTATTTCAAGTAGTCAGCATCCAATGATTCAGTTCCAACAAAGGGGAAGATATTATCACGGTCCTCGACATTAGTGAAAACAAGTTGAGAAGCATCAGGTAAACCTTGGTTATTAAGGCTGTTATAACCAGAATCAGCGTCGAAATCATCAGTATAGTTGTTCCATTGGTTGTATCCCAATTTAACAACATCGTCTCTTTGGCAGACCCAGATGAGTTCTTTAACGGGGTGATTAAGGTTCAATTTAACTTTCACATTTGTGTTCACGGTCGACTCGTCGCCGGTAAATTGAAGTTGTTCAATCAAATATTCGTGAGAAGTTTGAGCAAATCTACGACGTTCATCAGTATCGAGGTAGATATAGTCAATGAACAAGGAAGCATATTCCAAAGAAGGGACACAGAAAGCATCCAAGTTGCCAGAAGTAGATACACCACAGCTATTCAAGGAACCACCAGTGGATACATAACATTCAGCCTTAGGTCTGAATTCCAATTCGATCTTAACTTCGTGGTATTGAAGAGCGATCAAAGGAAGAGAAAGACCAGGGTTTCTGCAGAACCAGAATTGGAAAGGAACATATAAAGTGGTGGCTTCGGTTCTTTGTAAACCAGTACCAGTTAAAGCAACAGTGTTTCCGACCATATTGTCATAACCATTTTTCAAGCCAGGAGGAATAGTTAATTCATTCCAAATAGTAAGCCAGTCGCCATATTGTTTATCAATTCTTTGACCACCAATTTGTACTTCTACAGATTTAATTAAGAAGTGACCAATGAAGTTGACCCATCTAAAGAAGGCAGAAGATACAGTAGATTCAACTCTGGGAAGAGTGACTTGTAAGTAAATTCTATGGATTAAATCACCGTTTCTGGAAACAGTGCATGTAACCTTTTTACCGAAATCGGCAGTACCATTGAAGGTTTGTTCAATGGCTTCCATTGCGAAGTTAGTGTGTCTTCTATAAACAACTTTGAAAAAAGTAATTTGAGGGTTACCTGTAAGATATACGTCTTGTGCGCCATAGGCTACTAATTGCATTAAACCACCAGTCATTTTTTATAATATATACTGAGAAAAAAAATCTGGAATTTTACGAAATAATTTTTAATTAATTATATTATAAATTAAAATTTTATTTTAGAAGATTTAAATATACTTTGTTTAAAATCATCGATGTTTTCACCATTGAAATTAAATATAGCTAATTTATGTGAATTAAAAATGAAAAATAATATTCTGATTTTTTCTAAAGAAATGCGTAATTAGTAAAAAGTCCTATAGATCAAGATTTTTTTTACATACATTAAATAATTAAAAAGAATAATTATTTTGTAAAATAAAAATTATTTTGTAAAATAAAAATTATTTTGTAAAATAAAAATTATTTTGTAAAATAAAAATTATTTTGTAAAATAAAAATTATTTTGTAAAATGAAATAAAATAAATAAAAATGAAAAATGCATTTTTTTCTATAACTTTTTAAAAATAGGAATCTTTCTATTTTTTTGAAAAAAATATTCTAAAAATATTTTTCTTAGATGTTTTAAAAAGAAATAGTAAATCAAAAAAAATCAGATTTTCAATTTTTCTATAGTTTTTCTAATTATCAATGAGTTTCTCTTTTAATATTTTCTATATTCAAATTAAATTTTATAAATTCTTCTAAATCAATTTCTTTCTTAATAACTTGTTCCTTATTTTTTATAAATTCGTATTTATTATTCTTTAATTTCTTAATTGTCCATCCATCATTTAATGCATTGCATAAAAAAATCATTTTTTGTATGTCATTATACCGTATATTATTTAAAGAAGAGGATGGAATATTTAAATTTCGTTGTTCAATATTTTCCATTCTATAAAAATGTAAAATAAATAAATAAAAGAATATATCCGTAAAATTATTTAATTTTTCATAATTTACTTAAAGTGTTTCTTTTAAAAATAATTATAATATATGTCTGCTAAATGGAAGCAGAAAAGTAGTTCTCAGTTTAATGAAAATATTACAATTGATGCTAAGCACAATGAAATGATGTCCTATTTTGACGAACAAAAGAAGTCTCTTCCTCAATTAAGAGTAGATTTAAAAAATTTAATTGATAATTATAAAAATTCTAGAGATAATTTAAAGCGAAATCAGACCGATTATATTATTAAAAGAAATGAATTACGCGAAGAGATTCAGGATTTAATATCAAAAATTAAAGATATTGAATCCAATAAAGAATTAAATAAATATTATTTGAAAGTAGGTGCTTTATTACATAATTATTATGAAAATGTTGAAAATTCAAAAAATAATCAAGAAAAAGAAAGCTTTGAAACTAATTTATTAAATTTTGAGCAAAATAAACCAGTTTTTACTGATAAGTTTGAACAGATAGATATTGAAAATAATTTGAATATAAGTTCAATGAATATACAAGAACCTGTAAAGAATAAATCAGTGCTTACTTTTTTTGAAAATCGTGGAAAAGAGGAAACTAATGAAAAGTCAAATGAAAAAAATAGCGAAAATAGTTATACATCTACAAAAATAAGTGATTTCGTAAAAGAAGAAGCAAAATTTAAAAAAAAGAATTTCTTAGATGATTATTTACAAAAAATAGATGAAAATTATGTAAATAAAATTAAAATTGACGTAAAAATAAATAAATGTGAGTTATGTGATCATGAAATGACCTTATATCCATCGGAAGGGTATCAAATTTGTGCAGAGTGTGGAAATCAAGAATTTATATTGATTGAAAGTGACAAACCTTCTTTTAAAGATCCACCATTGGAAGTATGTTATTTTAGTTATAAGCGTATTAATCATTTTAATGAATGGTTAGCACAATTTCAAGCCAAAGAATCAACGGAAATTCCTGATGAAGTTTACGAAAAGATTATTGCGGAAATTAAGAAAGAAAGAATTACTAATTTAGAGAAAATTGATACCAAAAAAATACGTCTCTATCTAAAGAAAATAAAATTAAATAAATATTATGATCATGCGGCGCATATTTTATATCAAATTAATGGTATTCCGCCTCCTTCCATGAGCAAGGAACTAGAAGAAAAATTACGATTAATGTTTAAGGAAATACAAGGTCCTTTTCTGGAAGTTTGCCCTAAATCACGAAAAAATTTCTTGAATTATTCTTATGTATTACATAAATTTGTGGAATTGTTATCGTTAGATGAATATAAAGTTTATTTTCCGTTACTTAAAGATCGTGAAAAATTACATCAAACAGATATGATTTGGAAAAATATTTGTAATATATTAGGATGGCAGTTTTATAAATCTATTTAAGATACACTATTTGATTATTTATTTTTTTTATCATTTCATCTTTTTATCATTTATATTGTATGTTTCTTTTTATAATTTTCATGAATATTATAAAAAATGAAATTTTAAATTTATTGATATTTAAAGATGTCTTATTATTTTAAAATTATACCAAAATATATAGTAGATTCTGAGTTTTTAATAACAAAAATAAAGAAAATAATGTCTATTGAAGATATAAATCAAGAAGATTATTTTATCATGATTCAGAGTGATTTATCGATTAAAATTGGTAAAAATCCCCATGATTTATCCCGTCCTAAATTAAAACGCACAACAGCTGGTTTACATTATGGTACATATACTATATCAGAATTTAGTTGTATTTTTCAAAAATTGTATGAATCATCATTAACTAGCGATGTTAATAATGTAAATAAAAGTAGTCCTTTTTTATCTTATGCTGATAAAAATACTATTAATGATATATGCTTACCTAATATAAATAATAATATACCAGCTTCAGAATCATTATTACCTATTGTAGTAGATAATAATTCTGATCTTGATTTAAGTATGGATAAAGAAGAAGTAGAAAAAATAAAACATCAATTAGTTAAACCAAAATTAACTAGACAATATAAAAATGTATCATAAATCATTGTATTTATTATAACTATTTTATAATTTTTCATAACATAGAAACAAATTGTTTTTATGTTATATCATAACAAACTGTTATTACCACATCATTATTATGCTTCAAGTTATAGAAATATGGGTTATACCGCATTATTTTTATAAAATTATGAATATATAAATAAATTTAATAGTTTAAAAGAGAAATAAATTTATTTCTATTCATACCCAATATTTTTTTTTCAGTATATTTACAAAATGAACAATTTTATTTTATAAATTATCTTCTTTTAAGTAATCTTTCATTAATTGGATTTCCTTTAGTTG